TAAGATGGAAGAACTTACAGAAATTGTTGAACAGACACTTGGTCGTGGTGGTAAGGTTTCTGAGTGTTCCAAATCGCAGATTCAGGCTATGGTAATTATTCTTGATGATCTTCGTGAACGTGCGGATGAATTAGGAATTTAAAAAGGTAACAATAAATAATTAAATCAAAGTCTCTCAAATGAATATAACCGATTCATTTGAGAGACCTTTTTAGCAGGAAATAATTAAATGATAAACAAACAACTTACTTTTATAGATTTATTTGCAGGAATTGGTGGTATTCGTTTAGGAATGGAGCAAGCGGGACATAAGTGTTTAGGTTTTTGCGAATGTGATAAATACGCAATTGCTTCTTATACTTCTATGCATTGTATAACAGAAAAACAGCGTCAATTTCTATCGACTCTACCGATACGTCAACGACAGAAAGAAATATTAAAAGAAGAATATCGTAATGGTGAATGGTTTGCGGATAATATTACAACAGTAAAAGGTAAAGATATTCCTGATTGTGATGTTTGGGTAGGGGGATTCCCCTGTCAAGAAATTTCAATAGCAGGAAATCAGAAAGGATTTGATGGAAACAAAAGTAGCTTATTTTTTGAAATCATTAGATTGCTCAAAGAAAAGCAAGAAAATAAACCCAAATGGATTGTCCTCGAAAACGTTAGAAACATTTTGTCAATTAAGCGGGGCGGGGTCTTTGCCAGAGTACTCATTGAATTGGACTCATGCGGGTATGATGTTGTATGGAAATTGCTTAACAGTACAGAATGTGTCCCACAAAACAGGGAGCGAGTTTACTTTGTGGCAGGTCTTAGAGGATCTGGAGCAAATATCACAGAAATATTTTCTGACGAAAGAACAGACGGACAAAATAATTTTCAAGTAACACAAATTGGTCAACGAAATAGAGATACCAGACAAAATTTAAATCAATATCGTGTATATTCGCCTAATGGCATTGCTCCCACATTGAATAAAATGGAAGGTGGCGGTCGTGAACCAATGATAGGGATTAAAGTAGTTGGCAACACAAGAAAGAAAAAAGACTATGGTGAAGATAAAGAGAGAGTATTGTCGGCTGATGGTATTTGTCCTACTTTAAATTCTTCAGATTATAAAGAACCATTAAAAGTAGCGATTCCTGTTTTAACCCCAGAACGTGAAAAGAAACGTCAAATGGGAAGACGGTTTAAAGAAAATGGAGAACCTGCTTTTACTTTAACTGCTCTTGATCGACATGGCGTATGTGTTGGAGTAGATATTGATATGGAAGATGAATCTCATCCTAGTATTTATATTAAAATATCTGAAGATTGTATCGGTTATGCGACTTGGTATCAAAAAGAAAATTGTTATGTCGTAGTTCGAAAAATTACACCAAAAGAATCATTTCGCCTACAGGGTTTTCCTGATGAAATGTTTGAACGGGCGCAATTTGTCAATTCTGACAGTCAACTATATAAACAAGCAGGTAATTCTGTAACAGTTCCAATTATAAAAGGTATTGCAACAAACATAAATTAAAGGTATAGTATATGAGTATTAACATAAACAACATGCAATGGGGGTTTAATGGTCAGCCTCCACCACAAGACCTATTTCAGGAAATGCGTAAAATTTGTATTTCACATCCAGAATGTAAAGATTGTCCTTATATTGGACAACAGATACAAATGAAAGATGCTGTTCAAATTTGTGAAGTTGGAATTAATAAGAAAAAGGAGAACACATAATGAGCCATTTTGCAGTTTTAGTTTTACATGAAGAAGATCAGTCGATTGAAAAATTACTCGCACCTTATGATGAGAATCTGGAAGTAGAACCTTATATTAAACAAACTAAAGAAGAGGCTATTAAAGAATTAGGAATAGATGAACATACTAGTGAACAGCAATATAGAGAATTGGCAGAAGATTGGTTTGGACATGCACCAGATGAAAATGGAAATATTCTTTCAACGTATAATCCTAAGTCTAAATGGGACTGGTATCAGGTTGGCGGTCGTTTTAGTGGTGCGCTGACAATAATTCCAACTGCTCGTGCAGGATATGGAAATATTCCTTATACAAATAGTGCTTTTGTACGTCACGTTAAATGGGTGCAGCCACTTGACAAGAAAGAAAGAGAAGATATAATTAAATGGTGGAATGTGAATGTTGAAGGTGCTGAAGGAGAAAAGGATAAGTATTTCTTTTATAATCCTGAATATTACAAAAAACGTTTTAAAGATGCAGAGACGTATATCAAAACTCAGGAACTTCCTTGTTGTCATGCAGTTGTAACTCCAGATGGTATCTGGCACGAACCATCTAAAATGGGTTGGTTTGCTTGTACAGACGGTGATCCTACCGATGAACTTGAATGGGATCTTCATTTTAAAGAACGTTTTATTGATACGGCAGAATTTGATTGGGTTGCAACAATTGTAGATTGTCATATTTAAAATAGGAGATAATTAAATGGCTAAAGGAAGAAAACGAGTATGTGTATTATGTGGATTAACGATTGAAGATAATAATGATTCAGTGCCTTACAAGAAGCGTTATGCGCATACTGCTTGCTTCCGTGCGGCTGCTAAAGCAATTCATGTAGACAAAGAAGAAAAGGTTAAAAAGAAGGAAGCTGAGAAGAAGATCAAACCAGCTTCGAAACCAAAAGCAGAACTAAAAGATGCACTTTCTGATGAAGAATACATCCAAAAAAATCTTTATTATGATTATATCCGCAAAACTACAGGAATTGCGGAACTTCCTGCAAAAATTTATGCACTGACAGAAAACTATATTAAAAAATATAACTTTACATTCCAAGGTCTTTATGCTACACTGACTTACATGCACAATATTCTTGAAAAAGAGTTTGGAGAGGATATTGTAGGACTTATTCCATATTATTACACTGAAGCACAAGCGCATTATAAAGCTGTTAAATCTGTGGGTGATAGAAATAAGGACATAAACACTGAGGGAATGTACAAGAAAAAAACTGTTTATATTAATCCTAAACAAAAGAAAATTAAACAGTTAGACATTACAACAATTGGGGGATAATTCATGTATGAGACATTAACAGATAAGAGAGCAATCCTGAATACTATTGGATGTTTGATGCTCGACCCCACTTTAATAGATGATATTGATCGTCCACTAGACAGAACAGATTTTGATACCGAAGCATTATATGAATTATTATATGTTGCCATTTTTAATTCATATATGCAAGGTGTTAAAGATATAAATGAATTTACTATAGATTCATATCTTTCTTCTTATAAAGAGCAATATGAGATTTTTCAGACTAATGATGGTTTAAATTATCTTGCAAGCGCACGAGAGATGAGTAGTCTTGATAATTATGATTATTATTATCATCGACTTAGGAAATATTCTCTGCTTAGATATTATGAGAAGAAAGGCTATAATACAAAATCAATATTTGATCCGACTGTAGGCGTAGAAGAACTTACAAAAGAAATGGAGAAGTTCGATAACTATACTGAACAAGATATTGTAAGAATGGTCGAAACAGATTTAGTTATCAGTCCTACGATTAAATATTGTACAAATATGTTAACTACTGAGATTCAGGCGGCTGATGATGCGTTTGATTTGGTAGAAAGCTTTAGAAAAATTCCCGATGTAGGCGTGCCATTAAATAATAATGGATTAAACACAGTAGCAAGAGGCGGTAGAAAAGGATGTTTATATATGAGGTCTCTTCCACAAGGAGAAGGAAAATCTCGATGTGCGGCAGGAGATGCTTGTAAAATTGCAGTTCCATATGTATATGATACGTATAAAAAAGACTTTGTTTATACAGGAATGTCAGAACCCACTACATATATCACTACTGAAATGACAGTAGATGAAATACAAACCATTTTAATTGCCGCTGTCAGCAAAGTAAATGAAGAACATATTTTGTATGGTGAATATAAAGATGGTGAATATGAAAGAGTTAGAAAAGCGATTGAATATATTCGATCCTCTCCGCTATATATTGTTCACATTCCTGATTTTTCAATTGAAGATATTAAAAATATAATTAAAAAATATAATCGAGAATTTAAAGTCGAGTATTTCTTTTTTGATTATATAAGTACTTCACTTAGACTTATGTCAGAAGTTAGTGGCAAATCTCGCATGGGTTTGAAAGAACACCAACTTCTGTTGGTATTTTCAACAGAACTAAAAACAATTGCTCAACAATTAAATGTGTTTATTTTTACTGCTTCACAACTTAATGGAGAAGCACGAAATGCCACTATCAAAGATCAAAATCTTTTGTCTGGCGCAAAAGCATTAGCTAATAAACTTGATGTAGGTATTATTTCAATGCGTCCCACGCAACGTGAGCAGGATAAACTAGATGCTATTATTCAAAATCATTTTGGTTTACGAATGCCTAATATGGGTCATTGGGTGTATAAGGTTCGTAGAGGAAGACTTACCCATATTATAATTTGGAGTCAGATTGATTTGGGTACAATGGATGAAGAGGCACTGTTTGTAACAGATTTTGATTTTAATCTTATTGATATAGATTTTACTCAGATTGAACAAGTCGAAGCTAAAATTCAAGAACATTCAGTATTGGAATCACAGGTACATGATGAAGAACCTGAAATTATTGATACCACGGCTGTTGAAATTAAATCTGAAGCAGTAGAAGAAGAACAAGTAGTAAAAAGAGATTTTGATTGGTGATTCCCTTTTGGGTATAACTGGGTATAACGGTAAGAATATGTATTTAGATCAGAAAAAAATATTAAATTCATTAACAAATGAAGATATAATCAAAATTTGTGCAGAATTGGGTTCACCAGAATATAAGCGTGATAGTCAAGGAAATCTCTGTTTTTCGACAGCAATTTGCCACGATGGAGACAGTCCTTATAAACTAACATATTATAATGATTCTCATCGCTTTAAATGTTGGACGTGTGGTGATTCATATGGGATTATTGAACTTATTATTCGTGCTCATAGATTACAGGGAAAAACACTTACTTATTATAAGGCGCTTTATTTTTTAGCTTCTAAGACAGGTCGATTATACGAAAAAGACCCTGAACAAATTGCTCCAGAAAAAACTATTACAGACTTTGAATGGATCAATCGTTTAAAATCTGTAAAGAAAAATTCAAAGGCGGTGCCTAATTTATCAGAAATAAATGAAAATATTCTTGATATATTCTGGTATGCCCCTTATCAGGGATGGCTTGATGAACATATAACTCGTGAAGCTATGTCACGATTTGAAATAGGATATTATGGATTAACCAATCAAATCACGATTCCACATCGAGACATCAATGAGCGATTAATTGGCATCAGAGGACGTTTTTTAAATGATGAAGATGTTGAACGTTTTGGCAAATATGTGCCATTGCAGATCGGTGGACGTTTTCTAAGTCATCAGCTTGGAAGTAATCTATATGGTATTCATGTCGCTAAAGATAAGATTCGCCAGTGTAAGAAAGTGATGTTGGTTGAAGCTGAGAAATCCGTGTTACAAGCGTATTCGTATTTTGGTGAAGACAGTTTTGTTGTAGGACTATGTGGATCAAACATTTCAAAAACACAAATTAAAATTATATTGGAGGAATTAAAAGTTGAAGAAGTTATTGTTGGTTTGGATAGAGAGTATGGTGATTCAGATACTTTTGAAGCAACTGCCTACTATCAAAAACTAATTAAAAAAGTTGCTCCACTCGTTCCTTATGTGCGTGTGTATTTGGTGTTAGATAAAGAGCATAGGCTTGATTATAAAGATTCTCCCACTGACAAGGGTAAAGATATCTTACTGCAACTAATGAAAGAAAAAATTTTGGTAACAATGGAAGATGTAAATGAAGTAATTAAAAGAAAGGATTGATGATTATGGAAAGTTTTATTAAGGTTGCTGTGGCTAGTGGATGTGCTGCACTGTCTGGTGGAGTAAATGTATGGCTTAATGTAAAAGATAAAAAGGTAATTACAATAAAAGATATCGGTGTAGCATTTATCCCACCAATGCTGATGGTTATTTCAACTTGTGCGTTGTTCATTTAATAAAGGAGAAGCATATGAAAAAGAAATTTTATTGTGTGATTTCAATGGTGGCAATTGTAATTATAATCATTTCAATGTCTAATGTTGTTGAGGCTAAAATTGGTTCAATGGTATGTGATTCAAAGGGACGATATTTCTCAAGTGAAACCGGATATTTCCAAGTGCGTGGTAAAACTTATTATGCGCATAAAACAAAGAGTCAGATGTACGAAGTAGGAGAACTTGCCACAAATACATATCGAGTACGAAATAATAAAATGTATTATTTCGGAAGAGATGGTGCTATGATCACACATAAGTCTAGTAGGAACAGAAACACAAGGTATATGGATTTTAATAAAGACGGGTCTATTCATTATATTTATCCTGCGGGACGAAGGGCAAGTGATGAGCGATATAATGCCAATAGACAGAGGTTCCAATTTTTTAAGAATGGCAAATGGCATGATGTTGGAATGCAGTGTTGGCCTTATGGATGGATTGATTGGCAGGAATAATATGCATAACGGGTCGTATTTTATAAAAATATGCAGGAAAAACGCATTAATTTTTGCATAACGACACTTTTATGAGGGTACGGTGGGGTAAGTAGATAAGATAAAAATAATATCGAAAACCCCACTTATTTTAACATAGAGAGGAATGGTGGAAATGGGCAATGAATTAGTAGAAGATTATAACAAGTCAATGAGTGATTTTTTTGAGGGGAAAGTGAGGGCAGTTACTGAAGCGGATCGAGGAGTGTTACCACGTTTAAGTTATAGTGGTTTAGAAACCTTCCGTAATTGTGAGTATCAGTATCATCTTAAATATGGCGAGAAGAAATACACAAAAGAAACCACACTAGCTTTGGAACTAGGAAGTTTATGTCACTTAATCCTTGAACTTAAATGCAATTATCTTAAAGTTGATAAACCCGTGGATTATGATTATCTTCATTTTATTTTAAAATATGGCTCTATTGATACGAATGAAAAAACAAAAGAGCATATTCTTGGAGTAGATGAATTAAAGCGGAAATATTTTGAGGAATGGTATGAACCTGACAATGCTTCTGGAATGACGTATGAAGAAAAGATGGTAGTATTTGAAAAGGTTCTTAATGAGGAAATGGATGATACTTCAATCTGGCATCCTATTTATTCAGAATTGCCGTTTGAATTTGTATATAAAGATAGAGTCATTTTTAATGGGTTTATTGATAGAGTAGATATTAATAAATTTGGAGGTTTTAGGGCGGTCGATTACAAAACTAGCAAGAAGCAATTTGAATCAGCAAAAGTTGTAACATCACTTCAGTTTGGTATTTATGCAATGGCAATTTATTATTTGCTTGGTCAGATTCCAGTGAGTTTTTTATATCGTTTTATTTTGATTGATGAAAATCAGATGGCTATGAGTTATGGTTGGGAAAAGCGATTAGAAAAGACGCTTGACAACGCGCTTGATAAGATGGACAAGAATAAGAAGAGTGGTATCTGGCTGCCGAAACCCTCACCTTTATGTGCGTGGTGTAGCTATAGTATTACAAATCCTAAAGCACATGAATTTAAAAACGACTGTGAATATTATAGTCTCTGGACGCCAGAAAATCGCGTTTGGGCTGTAAACAAAAAATACAACGCTCTTGACAATGCGGGTAAAAAGAGTACAATTGATACAGGCAACAAGTTAAAATTAAATGGTAAGCGGAAATTGATTTTTTAAGGAGTAAATATATGTTTTCTTGCCACGGACATACAGAACATTCGAATTATCGGCTTAGGGACGCAATCATTAAAGTGCCCGATTTTATTGAACATCATAGACAATGTGGATGGCAAGGTTGTGTAGTTACTGAACACGAGACAATTGGTAGTCATCTTGATGTGTTAAAATATTATGATTCGGTCAAAGATAAGCCCGAATATAAAGATTTCAAAGTGGGGCTTGGTAATGAGATTTATTTGTGTCCTGAATCTGTAACCGCAGATAATAAAGGGAATAATTTTTATCCGCATTTTATTTTGATTGCTCTTGATGTAGAAGGTCATAAGGCGTTACGTGAATTAAGCACTAAAGCTTGGGTCAATAATGCTTTTATGTCTGTGATGTATCGAGTACCAACTTATTATTCGGATTTACAAGAACTACTTGAAAAATATAAAGGACATCTTATTGGTTCGAGTGCTTGTCTCGGTGGAAGTATTCCACGGCAACTTCTTAAATATCGGGATGAACAAGACGTTTTTAAGCGTGAAGAAATATATGAGAACATTGTTTATTGGATTGAAACAATGGTCGAATGGTTTGGTAATGGTTATTTCTTTTTGGAAATTCAACCTAATCCCAATGAAGATCAGATATATGTAAATCAGGCTATTATAAAAATATCAAAAGATTTACAAGTACCATATATTATTACTTTGGACGCCCATTATCTGCGAAAAGAAGATAGAGAAATTCATAAAGCATTTTTGAAAGCAGATGAAGGTGATAGAGAAGTTGATGATTTTTATACTACAACTTATATCATGACAAGAGATGAAATCCATGAATATATGGATGAATCAATCGGATATGATGCGGTTGAGTTGGGATTAAATAATACTATGCTTATTTATGATAAGATACAGTATTATTCATTAACTAAAGATTTGGAATTGCCCTATATTCCTTTTGATCTTACCGAACCTGATGAACAACTTTATATTAAATTTAAAGATAATATTCCGCTTTTGGATTATTTTTATCATTCAGAATATCCTTCAGATAGACACATGACAAGAGAATTACTTCGTTCAATTGATGGTAAAAATTCTCATTATCAATGTCAACGTGGATATGAAATGATAGATGAATGTTTAAATTATTTAAAAACATCTTCTGAAGTTAATAAAGTTCGATGGTCTCGTTATCTAATGCAAGTTAGAGATTATGTGCAATTAGCTTGGGATGCAGGAAGTTTAGTAATGCCATCTCGTGGTTCAGGTGGCGGTTTTTGTTTATTATACTTACTTGATATTATTCAGTTGGATGCTTTGCGTGAGAATACTAAAATGTATCCTTGGCGTTTTCTCAATCCTAAACGTGTTAGTGTGCTTGATATTGATACAGATATAGAATCTGCTAAACGTGAAGCTGTAATCCAAAAATTTATTGATACTTATGGTGCAGATAAAGTATCAAGAGTATTAACTTTACAAACTGAAAAAAGTAAAAGTGCGATTCTTACTGCAAGTCGAGGTCTTGGAATTTCTAATGATATAGCTTCTTATATCGCTTCTCTTGTTGTATTTGACAGAGGACAGGCACGCAGTTTAAAGACTATGTATTATGGTAATGAAGATTATGAACCTGTTCCTGATTTTGTTAGAGAAATGGACGCAAGACCCGAACTTTGGGATGTGACACAAAAAATTGAGGGATTGATTAGTGGAATCGGATCTCATGCAGGTGGCATAATTATTTGTGATAAACCTCTTGTAGAGTCTACTGCTTTAATGAGAACCAATTCTGGAGATATTATTACTCAATTTGATTTACATGGTGATGAAGCAGTATCACTGATTAAAATTGATGAATTATCAGTAGATGGTGCGGATTTACTTCATGCTACGTTAAATCTTTTACTTAAAGATGGTCTTATTGAATGGCAAGGAAATTTAAAAGATACATATTTTAAATATTTAGGAATTTATAATATTAAAAGAGATACGCCTAAATTATGGGAATTGGTTGGTAATCAAAAAGTAATGAACCTATTTCAGTTTGATAAGGATAGCGGGAAAAAAGCATTAAGTCTTGTTAAACCCCATTCAATAGATGATCTTGCTACTATTAATTCTGTTATTCGACTTATGCCCCAGAATAAAGGGGATGAAATGCCACTTGAAAAATATGCCAAATTTCATGAAAATATCCAACTTTGGTATGATGAAATGACGGAATATGGATTAACTAAAGAGGAGCAAGACATTTTAAAAGATATTATTGGCATATCTTATGGTATTTGTGAAGCACAAGAGTATTTAATACTACTTACGATGCATCCTAAAATTGGTGGTTTTGATTTAGGATGGGCTGATAGATTAAGAAAAGCTGTTGCAAAAAAGAATCCTAAAGATTTTGAACAATTGGAAAAAGAATTTTTTGAAAATGCTGAAGCAAAACAACTTTCTCCTAATTTAACAAATTATGTATGGTATCAACTTATATATACCCAGAGAGGTTATGGATTCAATAAAGCGCACACTTTAGGATATAGTTGTATCGGTTTGCAAGAAGCGTGGCTCAATTATAAATACAATCCTATTTATTGGCAAACGGCAAATCTTATTGTACGTTCAGGTTCATATAATGCAAATGCCAATGACGCTACCGATTATGGTAAAATGGCAGTTGCTATTGCTCTTATTCAGCATGAAGGAGTAAAAATTTCAAATCCTGATATTAACAATCCGCAATTTGAATTTGTACCTAATGCACAAGATGAAAGAATTGAATTTAGCATGAAAGGTATTAATGGTGTAAATACTGAACTTGCTCAAGCAATTATTCAAAATGCACCTTATTCATCAATAGATGATTTTGCGGTTCGAATGCTTGATACTAAAATTGTTCAACCTGCACAAATGATTAAACTAATTAAAGGTGGCTGTTTTCTTACACTGCATAATCAAGATCGTTTTAAAACAATGAAATGGTTTTTACGCAAATATTGTTTTGAGCCTATTAATAAATTAACTATGCAACAACTTGGAAAATTGCTTTTGTTTAATATTATCCCGGATGATTTTAAAACTTGTCTTAATTGTATTAAAATCAAACAGTATGTGTTGGATGACGAAGGGCTATATAAACTTTATATTGATCCTGATAAAAAACTTCCTAAACGAGGCTATCATGACCGCTATTTCATTTTGGATGATGCATCACAGCCAGTATTTAATAAATTCTTTTCAGAAGATTCTGTGATTGACGTCAAAGATGGATATTATATTATTTCAGAAAAAGAATTTATTAAAGAATATGATATATTAATTCAGCCATTGCGTGATTGGTTTAATTCGCAAGAAGCACTTGATACTTATAATGAAGCTCTTTTTAAATCTATCTGGGATGAAAAAGCGTCAGGTACAGAAGCATCATGGAACATGGAAGCGTGTTGTTATTATGACCAAGAACACGAACTTGCCGATATCGATGAAGACTATTATGGTATTGTAAACTATTTTGATTTACCAGAAGAACCAGAACCTTACGCTTGGTACAATCGTAAAGTTGACGATGAATGGAAGCGTATTCCTAAGTATCGCATCACAAGAATCGCAGGAACTGTCTTACAAAGTGTTAACGCCAAACATACTGTTGCTCTTCTTACTTGTTATGGTGTGGTTAATGTTAAATTTTATAAAGGCAGTTATGCATTTTATAATAAGCGTATCTCGCAGCCATTAGAAAATGGTAAGAAGAAAGTGCTTGAAGAAAGTTGGCTCAAACGTGGTAATAAACTTCTTATCAGCGGTATTAGAAGAGATGACCAATTCTTCCCTTTGATTTATAAAGATACAATATACAAACATACAGTTAATTTAATTAAAAATGTTCTTCCAGATGGACGAATGGAATTACAAACTGAAAGGATTCAAGTAGATGAGTGAGAAAGAAAATAATAGAATTAAAGTTGATGCTTGTATAGAGCACAAAATATTTTTTAAGGATAATTGGGGAATTATTAAATGCTCAATAGAAAAAGTCCGTTCTGGAGATGGTATTTACAAAGGTGATTTAATAATTTTTAAAGGTCAGATGCCACAACCTATTGAAGGATGTATCTACACGATTATTGCAGATTTTGTACATGATCCTAAATGGGGTGACCAATATGTGATTCAATCTATTTTTACAGCACTTGATTTTGGTGACGGAGATGATGTTGGTAAGAAAAAATATCTTAGTTCTTTGTTCACCCCTTATCAGATTGATTGTATGTATGGAGCATTAGATGATCCATTTGAAGCATTGAAGAAACGTGATATGAAAGCATTAGTTAGAGTTAAAGGATGTGGTCTTAAAACGGCAACTGTTTGGTGTCATAGATTTCATGAACATTATGATCGTGCTAAAATTTATATCGAATTGGAAGATTATGGTCTTACAAACAATGTTGTAAATCGACTTATGTCTACATATCATTCTGCTGATTTGGTTGTAGATAAGATTAAAAATAATCCATATGTTTTAGTAAATGAGGTTAATGGGCTGGGTTGGAAAAAGGCTGATGAAATTGCTTTAAAAGGTGGAATTGACCCATTGGGTGAAACTCGTGTTGCAGAATATATTAAATATTATCTAAAACGAAGTGGCGATAATGGCATGTCATGGTTAACACCAGACCAATTGCTTGGAGCGATTCTTGATGAAATCGGGGAAGAGGTTGAAGATAGTACAATTACTAAAGCAATTAAGAGTCTTGATTTATGGTTTAATGATGAAAAAACTAAAATTGGGTTACCTTATTATAAATTATTGTCTGTAACAATAGCCGTTGAATTGTTAAGGCTAAAAAATGCAGAATCTGATTTTAAATATGATGGTTGGAAAGATAGAATTAAAGCATTGGAATCTGAGCAAGGTTGGGAATTTACTGATGAGCAGATGAATGGTATTAAAATGGGACTTGAGAATAATGTATTAGTTATTAGTGGCTCAGCAGGTTCTGGCAAGACATCGCTTGTTGGTGGTATTCTTGCGGCGATTCCCGATTATTCTCATGTAATGTGCGCTTTGTCCGGTCGTGCTTCTGCAAGATTGGCTGAAGTCACTGGTGAAACAGGTTATACCATTCATAGACTTTTAGGATATTCTGGAGCAGGATTTGAATATAATCAGGAAAAACAATTGGGATATGATATTTACATTCTTGATGAAATTTCAATGGTGGACGCAGAGCTGTTTTATTATTTGATTCGTGCTATTCCTTCTGGTTCTAAATTAATTATGCTTGGTGATCCTGCACAGCTTGAAGCAATTGGTTGCGGTAATGTTGCTTATGATATGATTCAATCAGATGAGATTCCAGATATCCTTCTTACAAAAATTCATCGTCAGGCTGCTAAGTCTGCTATTATCACAAATAGTACAGCTGTTAGACATGGTGAACAAATTGTTGATGCTGAATGGAGTGGAACTGAAGTCCGTGGAGAATTACAAGACCTTGTTTTAGATTGTTATTTGGATTCTTCTAACAGTTTTTATAAAGTAATGGAATATTTCCAAAGGCTTTATGCTCAAAAAGATTTTAATATTTTAGAAACACAGGTTATTGTTCCTGTTAAAAAACGTGGAGATTCTAATACTTATAATTTAAATAATGATATTCAAGAATTGTACAATCCTGCAAGAGACGGTCTTAAAGAAGAATCTGTAATGACTGTTAGTTCTGGTCTAAGAATTTTCAGAGTTGGTGATAAAGTAATCAATACCGTTAATAATTATAAGGTTGAGCCTACAATTTATAATGGTAACATTGGTATCATTAAAGATATTACAATCGAAGAAAATGAAGAAGGTGACGAAACTGATGTAATGATTATCGATTTTGTTGGCATTGGACGTGTTAGTATTCCTAAAGATTATTGGGAACAGCTTGATCTGGCTTATGCTATTACAGTTCATAAATATCAAGGTAGTCAGAGTGATAATATTATTTTTAATTTTGATTTTGCGTCATATGGTCTTTTGAGCCGCCAGCTTATTTATACTGGTATTACTCGTGCTAAAAAGAAATGCTATCTTGTATGTCAGACAGGGGCATTGCGGTATGGAGTAGCACAGGAAGCCATTAGTCGTAAACAGACTCATTTACAAGATTCTTTACATGAGATTGCACATCCTAAATTGGTTTTTTAAGAGGTGATAATTAAATAGTAGTTGACAACGATGGTAAGAATAGTTATACTAATAGAGTACCAGATAACTATTCTTACTATCATAAAAAGGAGTGTATAATGAAGTTTCAATCAGGGGACGTAGTTTATTGGGTAGAACGGCACAGACAACCACCTTATGAATACTATATTGTTTATGGCATTGTAGATGAAGAATTTTCAGATGCTGTGTGTGCTGAAAGGTTGCACTTTAAAGATAGTCGTTATATTAATGGCATTCCTTATAAGGATTTTCCTCAGTATACTCATTGGAAAAAACTTCCCAAAGGTTGGACATATAATACTCAATTATTTGAAGTAGAATGGCGTGCCTATGATTCTGCTGTTTATAGAACTAATAATCCAGATGATATTAAACAAGCGCTTAAAGATGGAATTATAATTTATCTTAAAGATTATGATCAAACTGTCCCGCATTCAGAAATAGACAAGAAGCTTGGTTGGCGCATTATAAAAGAACATGATAATTCAACTTACATTTATCCGCATGTGACTCTTCAAAAAGATAATGCTTTTAAAACATATGCAGAAGCACGGGCTGTTATTGATGCACAAGAAGCTGAGTGGAAACGTCAGTCTGAATTAACAGATGAAGAATGGTCTATTGAACAGATTAATCATAATTTACAGCGTTGGGCGAAGATTTATAACAAGTTTCCTGAAGGAACGCAGAGAGTAAGAGATTTCCTTCTGGGTATGGATAAGATTGAAGATATTGAAACCAGAGTATTCGACGGAGATTTTCAGTGGAAATACGAGAAGAATAAGAAGTGGAGAACTGTTGTTTTAGATTGAGAAAGGAATATTAAATGATTAAAGTAGAAAACGTTGAGGTTTTTAATTTTGAAGGTGCAATACGTGGAATGAGAAATCCCATGAACAGTTGGGATAAGAGTGATAGTGAATGGAGAATATATACACCAGAATATCCACATTTATCTGAAGCAAAATATGAAATTGGTAAAAACGATTTAAATCTCATGCGCACACTTTATAATGCGGGTTCAGAACATCGGAAATATCTTAGACAAATTTTTGTATCTATGGATATTACTGCTCCACTTTATTGGTGGAAAGAGTTTGATACATATAAAATTGGTACTACTGCGGATAGTTGCTCTACCATGCATAAGATTGCCGCTAAAAGATTTGAATTGGATGATTTTAGCCATGAGCATTTAAAAGAGGATAGTTACCAGATTTTAAATAATGTGTGCGAAATATTAAACGATTGGCGATATATTTATTTAAACGGTTCTGCTTGGTGCGAAAAACATGATAAGGAAGTTTGGTGGCAAATGATACAGTTACTTCCATCTTCTTATAATCAGAAAAGAACAGTCACAATGAATTATGAGAATGTGGTCACTATGATTAGACAGCGTACTGGTCATAAACTTGATGAATGGCGAGAGTTTGTAGAAATCCTTAAAGATTTGCCGTATGTGAAAGATATTATGAATGCAATGGGGGAAACTACAAATGAAACAAATATTTAAAAATATATTAGGTGGTATATTAATTATTGGTATTGCTGTAGGATTTATTGCTATTATATTAGGAGCCAGTTTTGGTCTTACAGGACTAATTATTAAGGGTATATGTTGGGCTTTTCATAAAATGTTCTCTTGGAGACTGGCATTTGGTGTGTGGCTTATATTGGCGTTAGTAGGCAGTGTATTTGGTGGTACAAAATATGTTAAAAAAGTTGATTAAGGAGTTGAATAAAATTATGGCAAAAGGTAACAAAGATTGGATTAAAGTAACAGACAGGCTTCCTGAATCTGAAAAGCCTGTTGAAATTACATTCAGATGGAAAAAACTCGATAATCCTAATGAATATTGGTATGCAACATGTAACGCATTCTATGAAGATGGCAGTATTCCTGTTGATGATAGTGCATATAACTGGGATGATTACGATGACGAAGATCTTGTTTGGGATGAGTTCACCAATACATGGTATGTTCCAAGAGGATGGCACGAAGATGTCTGGTTTATGGAAGAAAGTTATCAGATTGATGAAACTGAGTTTGAAGTCGTTGCTTGGAAAGAAAAGTGTAAACCTTATAAGGAGAAGGAATGATTACTAAATTAGGCGTTGGGTGGATAATAGGAACACTAATAGTCGCATGCCAATGGTGGTACTATCTGCTTGAGACTGATAATCATATAATGATGTTAATATATGCATTGATATATTGGGCACTAGTTGGTATCTGGAGTTGGAATCCATTTCGTATATTTCATAAAAACGAGGAGAATCAAGATGATCGCTTTTAAAATTGAAACACTCACTGATGCACAAAACCTTGTAAATATTTGTGACAAGTATCTTTTTAATATTGACGTTATTCATGGCATACAGACTGTTAATGCCAAATCATTTTTAGGTGTGGCTTCACTTCTTGGGAATTATGTAAGCGTGATTCCTATGACAGATGATAAAGATGCTGTAATTAAATTAGAGAATGAGATTAAACCAATTAGTCATTGCTATTAAGGAGAAATGAATTATGTTAGTGGGAAGCAGAAGCAAACCAGTTCACGTTAGATTTATTAAATATACTGGTAGGTACCCATCATTGTGTATGGGTGTACTGGTATTGGAAATCAATGGTGAGAGATATCATTTCGGACAAGATTTTGATGGAAAATATAAAGACAAGAAATTGTTTCCTCAATTTTGGAGTAGCGGTGGTAGTTGTGGATTTAGAAATAATTATTCTGATGCTTATGTAGAACACGATGATTGGCGTATAGATACGGATGAACTGCCTATTGAGTTGCTTGATTATGCAGAAGAAATTGATGAAGTGTTTAATGAAAATGTAGATTATGGATGTTGTGGGGGATGTCTGTAAAATGATAAAAAAAATTGTATTGAAAAAAGGATGAATAAATTATTATGATTAAAAAAATTATAGTTAGTGTTTTAATAATGTTTACACTTATTGCGTGTGGTGGAACGCCACCTGATGAATCATCCTATGAAAAACATCCGTCTGAACCTATAGAAGTAGAAGATGTGTCAGATATTGGCTATCCAGATATCACGGTATATGGTGCACCCGATAGGTGGTATGGAAAAAATAGATATTATTATGTTATTGACAATAAAGAAGGGGTAGTTTATCTACAACATTTAAACGTGTCAGGACAAGCTTCGACTGAGAGTATGAGCATTATGTTAAAGAAGAATGGTGAACCACTTACTATAGACGATTTAAGGGGGTATTAAATGGAAATTGGTAGTATTACTTATTATAAAATTATGAAAACAGGTTACGACTTAATGCGAGAAGATATTGATGTAATTTATGGAGCAGAAACTAAGGATCAAGTTGAGTCTGTTTTTCATATGGCAGGTATTATTGACACGGTTGTTAGACTTGGCAAGCTGTTTGAAGAGACAGAGACAAAAGAAGAGGATAATTAAATATGCTTCTAGTTATTTGTGGTAAAATGTGTTCTGGAAAGGACACTGTTGTAAAAAGATTAATCAATAAAGGTTTTAAAAAGGTAGTAACATATACTACCAGACCTAAGAGAAGAGGTGAGACAGATGGTGTAGATTATCATTATATTTCCAAAGAGGATTTTGAGGAGAAAATTAAGGATGGATTCTTTTTGGAATATAGAACATATAAAGTAGCTTCTGGTGATACTTGGTATTATGGTAGTGCCAAACAAGATGTGCTTAAAGTAAGAGATAATCAGAAAAAAGTTATTATTTTGAGTCCGTCTGGTGTTGATAAGATGTATGAACTTAAACGAGATAATCCTGTTGAATTTAGAGTTGTGTATCTTAAATGTAATAATGACACTATCAGAGTGCGTGCTAAAAGACGTGGTGATAAGAAACAAGAAGTTGCTAGAAGAATTGAATCAGATGGTATTGATTTTTCTGTCATGGATATCTTTGCTCAGAAGATTATTTGGAATGATGAAGGAACTGAGGTTGGGGATGTCGTGAGAGAAGTTTTAGATTATGTAGAAGGAGAGAGTTGATATGATTGTGCTTTATAGTACAGGGTGTCCTAAATGTAAAGTGTTAGAAAAGAAATTAAATGCAGATAAGATAGAATATTCTATTTCTGATGATATTGATGAATTAATTGAAAAGGGCTTCCAGTCTGCCCCTGTATTAAATGTTGACGGTGATTTTATGGAGTTTAAAGATGCTGTTAATTGGATTAAGAACAGGGGGAAGATGGAATGAAGATAGATATTAAAGTTAACAAAGATTTTGAAAAAGCGTTAGAAGCTAACAAGGCTAAATATGGTGAAGATTTTGAAATTCTTAATGGATTTCATGAATCTCAATTAAATTTTTCTGATTTTATAGATGGGTTTATTGATAAAAATGTTGCAGACGTTACTATTGATGGAAATGCTAATGCTCACCATAAAGATATTTGTAGCCTACTTGGGGAAAGAGGAAAATCGGAAGACAAATTGTTTGCTTTTAATAAGATTTTCTTTGAATTAAAAAAGAAATATGGGTTAAGAACAGCAAAAGAGTGGCTTGAAACAGAGTATTCTGGCGGTTTCTATTTGCACGATGCGCCCTCTAGTACATTTAAGCCTTATTGTTATGCATATGACTTAACGAGATTGGCTAAAGAGGGGTTGTTTTTCTTAGACGATTATAATAATCAACCCCCGAAACACTTAACAACTTTTTTGGATGACGTTATTGAATTTATTTCTTTCTTTTCCAATCGTAGTTCAGGTGCGTGTGGTATCCCTAACGTTCTTCTTTGGACAATGTATTTTTGGAAAAAAGATATAAAAGAAGGATATTATTTAAAAGATCCAGATTATTATATTCGACAGTGTTTTCAGAAATTCATTTATAGAATTAATCAGCCATTTTTAAGAGTCGATCAAAGTGCTTTCGTAAATGTGTCGATTTTCGATAGAAATTATTATGAAGCACTTTTCGGTGGGGTTGAATTTCCTGATGGGTCATATGCAATTGATTATATGGAAGATTTTATTGAACACCAAAAGATATTTATGGAAGTGGTGTCAGATATTAGATCAAGTAATATTTTCACATTCCCTGTCTTGACATATAGTTTATTGTTTAAAGATGGAAAATTTATCGATGAAGATTTTGCTAGGTGGTGCTCGGATCATAATACTGTTTGGAATGACAGTAATTTCTTCCAAAGCGACAATGTAGGAACATTAAGTAATTGTTGTCGTTTGCTTTCGGATACATCAAAGCTTGACGCTTTCATTAATTCTATTGGTGGTACAGCTTTAAGCATAGGTTCTATTAAAGTAAACACTATTAATTTAATGCGCATTGCATATGAAAGTGATTTTGATGAGAAAAAATATCTAACGCTGTTAAAAAAGAGAACACTGTTATGTTGTAAAACTTTGGATGTTATTCGCCATATTATTCAGAGAAACATTGAGAAAGGACTACTTCCTAACTATTGCGAAGGTGGTATTGAAATTGAAAAACAATATTCAACTTGTGGTATTTTAGGTTTGTTCGAGGTTGTTGAAGCATTTGGTTATACAGAGAAAGATGAGTTTGGAAATGTTTCTTATACAGATAAAGGAATTAAATTTGCAGATAAGATTTTTAATGTTTTGAATGACGTTAAAGATAATTTCACAGATGATTATTCTTTTAATATTGAATCAGTTCCGGCAGAACGCGCTGCCGTAATCCTTTGTCAGAAAGATAATCTATTGTATGAAAAGAATGAGAAATTCATTTATTCTAATCAATGGATTCCTCTTTCTGAAAAATGTACTATTCAAGAAAAATTAAGACTTAGTTCTATTTTGGACGCTAAATGTTCGGGCGGGGCGATAGCGCACATAAATCTAAGCAATAATTTTCCTAATAAAGAAACGGCATGGAAAATGTTGAATTATATAGCCCAACAAAATGTTTTTTATTTCGCATTCAATACCCGTTTAAATGAGTGTAAAAATCATCATGGGTTTGTTGGCGTTGATATGTGCCCCACTTGTGGAGAGCCTGTTTTCGATACTTATCAAAGAATTGTTGGTTTTCTTGAGCCTCGTAGATCATATTCAAAAGATAGGAAGCGTGAATTTGATACCAGAAGATGGTATGAATACGCTCAGATGAAAATGGAGTAATATGTTACAGATAGATAAAGATTGGTTATTTCATCAATATATTGAATTGGGGAAGAGCGCTAAACAGATTAGTGATGAATGTGGATTAAGTAAAGATACTGTCGCTCATAAATTATCTGATTATGGCATTAGGAAGCAAAATCCTAATGCCATATACAAAAACAAAAACTGGCTATATGAGCAATATATAATTCTTGATAAGAGTCAAGCGCAAATAGGAGAAGAAATTGGAGTAGGACAAAATGTTATTCAACGCTATTGTAAAAAATTCAATTTAGTTAAGCATAATATTATCTACACGAAAGATTTCTTATATCAAGAACATGTTGTTAATCATAAATCCATGTTACAAATAGCAAAAGAGACTGGGCGCAATAACACGACCGTAAGAAAATATTTAGAATTATATAATATTCCTATTTGGACATGTCATGATAATACAAATGAATATGTAGATTGTGGAAATGGAGATACGATTGTTAAAGTTTATGACAGCTATGGAAATTTTAATGGTCAATTTATAATTGATACCGATCAAGTCGAAAAGATTCAAATATATAAATGGATACTTGTTAAAGACAATGTTGTGCCCGGAAGAGTCAAAAAACGTGTAGCAACAGGGTCACACCCCACAATCATACTTGGTAGATTGTTATTAAATATTAATGACGAGACAAAAGTGGTTGACCATATTGATAATGATCCACTTAATAATAGGATGAACAATCTTAGGATTTCCACTAGAACACAAAATCAATCTAATCACGACATTCATAGTAATAATACTTCAGGATTTACAGGGGTGTCTTATTTAACAAATAAAAAAGTATGGATGGCGCAATTAAAATATAAAGGCATAAACTATAATTTTGGAAAATATAAGAATAGATGTGATGCTGTTTATGCAAGATATATCGGTGAGATATTATTATTTAAAGAATATAGGTCTACCAGAAACGATAAAAAGATATTTGAAGAAATATTTAATTGTTTAACAAAAGATGAGATTCAACAACAAGTAGAAAATAGAATTGCAACAATACAAAAGAGGCATATATCATGAAAATTATTGGCATTATAGATGAAGATTTCATTAATTATAAAAAACCATCTATGGTAATTGAATTTCCTTATTGCTCTCTGAAATGCGATAAAGAATATGGACAGCCAGTATGTCAAAATAGTCCTCTTTTACAAGAGCCTGTTATTGACATTGTTCCAGATAAGATTGTTGAAAGATATATTAACAATCCAATTACTGAAGCGGTAATTTGTCAGGGACTAGAGCCAATCGATAGTTTTGGAGAATTGCATAATTTTCTGATTTGGTTTAGAAATCAATACAGTTGTATGGATGACGTAGTTATCTATACAGGATATAATAAAGAAGAAATACCAGAATATTTAAATATGTTAAAGTTGTTCCCAAATATTATTGTAAAGTTTGGTCGCTATATTCCTGATCAACAACCACATTATGATCTTGTCCTTGGTGTTAATCTTGCATCTGATAATCAATATGCTGAAAAGATATCTTGACAAACAATAATTAAACATATACAATAACAATATGTTACTAGTATTCCTCCATTATGGGCTATGCGTGATTCATTAATATCACCATAGCCCCACTATTAAAGAAAGGTTACAAATATGCTTATAACTAATGAACAGAAGATAGCAGTGTTTGAACCTATGTTTAAACACTTTGAGACAGAAGAAGTCTTAGAATATTTTAAAGAAGTAGTAACAAAAATTCCTGACGCTATTTTTTATAAACCAGCTAGTAGTTCTGGTAAATATCACAACAGACAGCAGGTTGGGGATTACGGGCAACTTATTCATATTTATATGTTCTCTGATATTTTGAATATGCTTCTTGATCTGGAGTATAATCGACAGAAATTCAACTATCCAATCGCACGAGATTTGATGCGTTGTGTCCCTGCATTACATGATATGTGTAAGTATGGCGTGGCAGGTAAGATGAAACATACTACTGGTGAACATCCACTCTTGGCACATCAGAAGCTGGTTAAGATTAATCAGGATAAGAAGACTGAGCATCCTCTTAAAGAAGAGTATCTTGAGGTGCTGTGTAATATGTGTGAACGGCATTCTGGTCAATGGAACACCTATAGGATTGACAGCTATGGTTGGGACAGAACACCAAAGATTGGCACTATGGAGAAACCTCAGAATGATATGGATATGCTGATGCACGAATGTGATATGTTGGCGTCAAGAAACTGGCTTACATATGAGATTCCTGAGGAACTGATGCAAAGATTTAAAGATAATATTGATCTCACGAGACTTTAATACTCGTGACACGCCCCTATGGTGAAATTGGCAAACACGTTGGCTTCAAGTACCAATGCCGAAAGGCTTCAGGGTTCGAGTCCCTGTAGGGGTATTTAGTAACAAATAATTAAATAAAATAAAAGGAGTAAAACGATGAACACTGATTTTTTTAATGGAATGTTTGGTAGAATTGATCCGGGCAACATCCGACTTGATGTGAATGGCAACATTGCTGTTCGCACAACAAATGGCTACAAGTCTTACAATACTAAGACTGGCAAGCTGATCAACTGTAACAATTTCGTCTTTGATATCGGTGAGGAATTCTTTTTTGTAATTCCCACAAACAAGGTTGAAAAGGGCGATATCATTCTTGCTCAGGGCAAAGGTGGCAATCGTAAACCTAAATGCGTTGTGGATGTGAATCCTTCTTTTATTACTGTCATTAACTATGAAGATTCTACAGTGGAGCAGATTCTTCCTGAGCGCCATATGTTTATGGGTAACACCTATTTTTACGGCAAAATCGTTTCTATGTTTAACTTTTCTAAGGGCAAGGGTAAGAAGAATGGCTTCGAGAATATCCTGAAATACAAGATGATGTCTGAAATGATGGGCGGTAAGAATGGCAGCAATAATAATGGTATGGGCAATTTAATGATGCTTGGTATGATGGGTAACGGTGGCTTTGGTGATATGTTCAATTTTGATGGAATGTTCGATTTTGGCAATGATGTAGAAGAGGCAGAAGAAGATAATCAGGAGGATGAAGAAGAATGAGTAAAGGAACCTATAGCACAACCAGTTTTGTAAATTATTCTAATAGCCGTGGTAGAAGTGTTACCACAGATGGACTTGTAACATCCAAAAATCTACATGATTTTTATGATCAGAAACGTATTCATAAGGATTTGGCACCTTATAAAGTCATGAGAGAGTGTGTTGATTATGATGAGCACCCCAATACTATTCCTGTAATTTTAGCACTTGATGTGACCGGAAGTATGGATAGTGCATGCATTAGAACTGCTCAGGCGCTTAATCAGATTATGACAAGCCTTTATGAAAGGTATAGTGATATTGAAATTTTAGTTGCTGGTATTGGCGATTTGGAATGCGATAGAGCGCCTGTGCAGGTTTCTCAATTTGAAGTAGATATTAAAATTGCAGAACATCTTGATAAGATTTATATTGAACATGGTGGTGGGGGAAATGGTTATGAGTCTTATACCGCTGCTTGGTACTTTGGATTGAAGCACACGAAGCTTGATTGTTGGAAGCGTGGTAAAAAAGGCATCGTCATTACCATGGGCGATGAGCCACTTAATCCTATTCTATACAAAAAACAAGTAAATGCTGTTTTTGGAGATTCGGTTGAAGCAGATGTAAAGACAGAAGATTTGTATAAGATGGCAACTGAGAAGTTTGATATTTATCATATTGCTGTTGACGATCCTGCGGATAGTTATTCTTGGTATGAAAATGCTATTAATCGAACATTTAAGCCTGTCCTTGGAGATCGATTGAAAGTATCTACCATTGAGCGGCTTCCGATGACTATTGTTGAATGTATTGAGGATTCTGTAAATGGTAATGTTCAGACAGAGACAGTACCGAATGTTGAAAAAACTGAATCTGGTTATATTACATGGTGATAATTAAATGAGTGATGAATTAAAATGGTGTAAAAGTTTTCTTAGAGTTAATTATTTAATGTGTTTTCATCATCGTAAAAAAATACGGAAGAAAAATATGCATCGAAGAGATAAATTAGCACAGTATGCATTTAAAAGATGGGGGCATTTCCCAATGCCCCCTGAATGGTGTTTATCAAAGGGGGTGATCTAAATGCCTACACAGAATATTAAAATTGTTGTAGGTGCCTAGCACTTGGGGGAGACGAGGGCAAAGGTCTGGCTACAGATTACTTTGCCTCAAAAGCTAAGGGTAATATTCTTGGCGTCTTAACAAATGGTTCTTCCCAAAGGGCACATACAGTAGACACCTCTGATGGCAAGCATCATGTTTTCAGTCATTTTAGTTCTGCTACATTTCGTGGGGCTGACACATATATTTCTAAATATTTTGTGGTCAACCCCATAAAATTTGTAGAAGAATATTTAGAATTACAGCGAGAATTTGGCATTACTCCTAAAGTATATATGCATCCTGATTGTAAGTTTATTACGCCTTGGGATATCCTTGCTAATTTAGCAGAATTAAAAAGAACAACAGCGTATAATAGCACAGGCTGTGGCTTCTGGAAAACTTTAGAAAGATATAACAATGATGTGTGCGCTCTAAGTTTTAAAGATGCGTATAATTTAACTTCCTATAATGGATCAACTTTCAAAGATATAATACAGTATTATCAAAAAGATTTGGATTTACTATCAACATCAATTAATAAGGCTGGTTTAGAGCGCCACTTTATTGATGATATGATTTTCTTATCTAATCATGTAATTTGGATTAATGATGTAATATTAAATAAATACGATAATATTATCTTTGAAAATGGTCAGGGATTAATGATTGGACAGCAATATGCTTCAGAAAAAGATTGGGAGTATTGCACGCCATCTAATACTGGTGTTGAATATGCTGTTAATATGATTAAAAAAATAAAACCATTTGAGTTTGAAAAACAAGATATCGAGATATGTTATATATCAAGAACTTATATGACAAGACACGGTGATGGCGATATTTTAAAGGCATGTGATAAACGAGACATTAATCCCATGATGTATGATCAGACCAATGTTTTTAACGCATGTCAAGGGCATTTAAGATATGGTTTGTTGCCAGTAAAAGAAATGATGGATAATATTTGTCTTGATATGGCGCTTGCACTTGGTTTGCATTTTATCAAATTTAATATGGACTATATAACATGCTCTTTAATGCTTACACATTGGAATGAATATCATGATAATAATGCTGAAGCATTGTTTGAAAGATTTGAGAAGGTATATATCTCAAATGGTAAAATCGCAGAGTCAGTAAAATTAAAAGAAGAGGTAATAGAATAAAATGAGCAGAAAACTAGCAAGTATTCAGAAAATTTGGAAGATTGAACCAATTGAGAACGCAGATGCGATTGAACTTGTACATGTCCTTGGTTGGCAGTGTGTGGCTAAAAAGGGCGAGTTTAAAGAGGGCGATCCTTGTGTGTATTTTGAAATAGATTCATTTCTTCCTTGCACGCCTGAGTTCGAATTTCTGAGAGCAAATTCATATAAAGTTAATCCTATTCTGGGTGAGGGGTATCGACTCAGGACAAAACGTATGAGAGGTGCATTAAGTCAGGGCTTAGTATTACCTGTAGAAAGTTGTTCCGCACTATGGGATTGGAAGAAGAGTGTAAATCAGCTATATCATATTGGTGAAGATGTAACAGATATTCTAGGTGTGCGCCTGTGGGTTGAAGAAGAGCGTGCGACCACGAGTGGCACAACAATTAGCGGTAGACCTGATGGCGTGCCTAAGACGGACGAAACTCGAATTCAGTCATGCCCAGAACTTCTTGAACTGTTTCGTGATAAAAAATATTACATCACTTCTAAATGTGATGGTTCTTCTCATTCTGTATTTATTGATGCAGATGAGAAATTCCATGTCACTGGTCACAACTATGAATACAAAGATGACGGGACTTCTTCCTTCTACGAGTACGTGAAGAAGAATGATATTGAGTCTAAGATTCGTATCTGGAAGCGTGATCAGAAGGATGAAATTAAAACTATCTGTGTTCAGGGTGAATGGTGTGGTGCAGGTATTCAGAAGAATCGTTTGAAGCTTCAGCAGCCCAAGTGGTTTGTGTTTACACTTATCATTAATGGTGAGCGATGCGGGCTGGATAGATTAAATCAGTTTATTCAAGATACAGGCATTGACATGGTTCCGCTTGAAGAAACTGGCGTTAATCTTCCTGAGAAGTACCCTGATATTGATGCACTTCTTAAACGTGCAGAAATTAAATATCCATGTGGAAGTAACGGTGAGGGCATCGTTATTAGAACTGTAATTCCTGAACAATGTATGCTTACCGATAGCGGATATCTTAGTATGAAAGTTATTAATAATAAATATCTTCTGAAAAACGAATGATTAAGGAGAATTAAATGGGTGATTTAAGATATTGTTTTGAACAAGATAAAGTCGTCCCAATGTTAAGAAAGATGAAAGACGGGTTGGCTGTTATTGATTCTGATGGTATTTCAGGGACAATAATTAAAGATATCCTTGAAAAAAATTCAAAATTATTGATATATGATTATTTAAATCCATGCGCTCTTGAGCGGGAACGTTCATATTATGAAAAATTTAAACATCTCCGCATAGCTAAGTACGCAAGTTGGTCTGGCGAATATTGGATTGATGTAACAAATAAAGATTGGCAAGAATACATTATTAACGAAGCACGCAAGAAAAAAGCTAAGGGTGCCATTGGTCTATACTTTGATAACACTGATTTGTACTATATGTGCAAAGAAGGGTTTGCAGAAGAGGGAACTAAAATGATGCAGAAAGCACCGTCTGCAAATAGTGTATATAAAGCATTAGCACATATTATTTTGACTATCCAAAATGATGTTGGACTTGTAGTGATGCCTAACGGTGGTGACGTTTTCCTTCGTAGATTTATGATAGAATATCCTAATGTTATTCAAACTATTAATCAAGAAGGTGTGTTCTTCGAAAACTTTAAAAAGAATTCAACATCAGATACTAATTATTATAAGAGTTGGTGTAAGTGGGCACAAAAACGCATAAAGGGCAAAGTCCGTCTTATTGAATATTGCACAGATAAAAAAGAGCAAGCAAAGATTAAGGCTTATTGCGTGATACATAAATGGCATGTATATTTCAGTAAACATAAGAATCTGCTTGGAGATTAAATATGATTCAAAGAGATTGGATTATTACAGATTATTGTGAAAACAACATTAAACAGCTTGGCTTTGTCTATGATGAAAAAATGAATTATTGGATATATACATTTCCTGTGAGATTTTGGAAACGCAAACCAACACTTTTTTGTCAAGTGTGTATAAGTCGAGAAAAAGATCATGTCTGGATTAATGTTCTTGATTGTTTGGGGTATGTATATTCTGCATTTTATACACGGGAATATGGACGATATGGAGACTTTGTAGAAATTGCAGAAAAGAAGATTCTCTATAAGCTTAAAAATTTGGGGATTATAGAGAACAAAAAGAAGGAGAAAAAGAAAAATGATTTATGTAAAAGAAGATACAGACAAAAGAGGAATAGAAATTAAAATTAAATATTTTACGGATATTGAACCGATTAAACCTGCCCATACGGGTGAATGGGTAGACCTTAGAGCCGCTGATACTTTTGAATTAAAGAAGGACGAATTCAAGCTTATTCCTTTAGGAGTTGCAATGGAATTGCCTGAGAGCTATGAAGCTATTGTAGCACCAAGAAGTTCTACTTTTAAGAATTTCAAAATCATTCAGGTCAATAGTGCGGGTGTGGTGGACAATAAATATTGCGGAGATGATGACCAATGGTTTATGCCTGTACTGGCGATTGAAGACACAGTGATTAAAAAGAACGACAGGATTTGTCAGTTCAGGATTCAGAAATGCAATCCTATTATTAATTTTATTGAAGTAGATCATTTAGAAAATGAAAATCGTGGTGGTCATGGCAGCACTGGAGTAAACTAAAAACCTGATATCCAGTCACTCCTTTCTATAGTATAATAATACTTGATTACCTTTTCATTAAAAAGTAATCATTAGTAAATTCAAAAAGTCAACAAATATAAGGGCTACAGGGATTCCTACAAAGTTCGATTCTCGTTGCCAGCTCTGAGGATGGAGTCAGAATCTCAATGTTTATCAGGGATTCTGACTTCTGTTTTTTTTAGAACGATTACTGGTAATCAAAAATGTAATCAAGCATTATTGAATTCGGGAATAGCGTCCAATATTTGTTGTTTTCGGTCAAAACTTTTGCGATTTCTGTGATAATTATTTTCAGAAGTTTTGATTTCAGAGTGTCCCATTTGATCCTTTACCATGCGTCTATCAACATTAGCGTCAAGTAGTATAGAATCATATGTGGCACGAATCTTATGAGGGGATTTCTTATAAACGCCTGTTTGTTTGCAAACATAATACTCACGTTTGCGCAAATGATATGTTGTAAGACGTTCCCCTTTTTCTTTAAATATAAAATCACCAGTAGAAGAGTGTGCGTATAAATCTCTGACGAGCCATTGATAACTTGTTGGCACTACAATTTCTCTGACGCCAGATTGTGTTTTGGGGTAGTCTTTTATTTCATATACCGTTGTTCCATTTTCTTCGTATCTGGTTTCGGTACGTCTGATTTTAATCGTGTTTGTTTCAGGATTCAAATCTTCATGTTGCAAGGTTGCAAGTTCGCCAATTCGCATTCCTGTGACAAATAATAAAAGAATTCCCGCATTGCGTATATCACAGTTCTCTTTTAAATAATTTATCATAGAAGCAGTCTCATCTTCATTGAATACTTCTTCATAGTCTTCTTTAATTGTTTTGTGAAATTCCTTATCCGAAACGTCTAAATCAGAAAATATAGAATCAGCATTAAATGATATATATTTCTTACGTTTAGCACGTTTAAGAATTCCACGCACAATTGTTTTTAGACTCGCAAATGATTTAGCGGTCAGATTGTATTCTGGAATCTGACGCTCTAAGAATTCAATCCATTGTTCTTCGGTAATATTTTTGATCCGCTTTTTGCCGAATTCTTTAAAGTGCCGATTAAACGTCTGACGCATGCGTGTGTGAGATGATTTAGAAATCTTTTTTAACTCACATCTGTAGTCGTTCCATTCCGTGAACACTTCCTCTATAGTAGGATTTTCAATCTGTTCTTTTTGATAAGCAACTATCACATTTTCAATAGATGTTTGTGTAGTTCTCTTTTTTAGAATTCTCCCCCTTTCCTTATCTGGTAAATAAACATACCAGTTACCATCCTTGCCTTGCCATGCTTTGTAAGGATGCTTTTCAATTAATTCTTTTTTCTTTTCCATGTCTACAATTGACTGGATATCAGGTATATTTATTATGCCACGGGCTACGAGAAAATTCAAATCTTCTTGTTTAATCATATTTACTCCTTTTCGCACAAAAAAATGGGCGCTTCCACCCAGAGGTAGAAACACCCATGAAAGTATCCAGACTAAAAAAATTAGTTGATTTTCCATATTAAATTTTCGAAATTTGACCTGTTACGCATCACTTACGTGTCAGCTTACCAATCAGATCACTTGCGTAGTTAGAGCCACGACTGATGATAATACCAGTAATGGCAGTACCAACAACAGGATTTACAGTAAAGCCTGTTGCAAATGCATTGATGCCGAACGAAAAAGCCATTAAGACACCAAGAACAATACTGGCTACCTGAGTTCTAAAAGTCTTATAATCTTTATTTTCAAAACTGTCAGCTACAGTTTTTGCGTATTCAATAAGTGCTTCGGTCAGTACTGCGACTGCAATAATTGTAATAATATCCATAATTTAGTCCTCCTGATTAATATAGCGTTCTTCAACTGCAAAGTCTGCTTTAAGTAAATGCTCTTCGTATTTTGTTCTAATGGCGTGTATAGTGGATTGTATTACGCCATTTTCTATATCATTTTCCGTAATGAATTTTTCATAAGCATCACACACTCGAATTGCGTTTTCAAACGATTCTTTGGTATGACGCTTACCATTTACACCTTCATCAACAAATGAAACCAAATACTGTCGCTGCTGTTTAATTTTATCCTGTTTGTTGTCTTCCATATGTTCATCAAAGCGTTGTTCCAATTTTCCAACCCTATCGTCAATCTTGTCTATTTTTTTATTCATGCCTGAATTAAATCTCTCTCCGATCCATCCAAGCAGAATGTCCCATGGATTGATTTTAATGGGAGATATTTGTATAAATGTGCACAAAATAAAACCGATAAAAAGCAATGTAGAACTAAGACCTTCGAAGGGATGAAGTTGATGTAATATTTGTTCGATTAATTCATTTAGACCCATCGTAACCACCCCTTTCTAATATATTTAATTATTACTCACCTTCAACAGGCGTATCTTCTTCAGGCGTTTCAGGCTCAACCTCAACCTGCGGAATCGCATGTACATATCTCTGATTCATTACAGGTACACCCTCAGATGTAAACATAATTGCCGCATGTACAGGCAGTTCACTAACAGCCGCCGCTGACAGTATTTCATAAAACTTACTTTCACCTTTAAGTCTTGCCTTTGTAGGATCTTCGTCATACGCAATATGCTTAATATCACCGAAAGAACCATCTGCGTATTTTTGTAGTTCCATGATATAGTATTGTGTCATAATTATTTCCTCCTTTATGTCCACTTAATCAACGTATAATTATACGTCTGTCCCGAACGAAATCGCCTTGCTGACGTGTTGGATACCGTATCAATAGTCAGTGTGCCATTAGAATATGTGGCATACAGGTTTGATGTATCTCCGTACCTGCTGATACTGTGGTCTCAAAGCAGTATGTCAGCATGGCGTTTCCTTATTCTTCCTGCTCTGCCCCATGCACATAGCACTCATGCTTAATGGGATAGCAGGTCGATGTAAACAGGATAGCTCCATGCTCTGCAAATGTGGACGTTGCCGCTCTCGAGAGGACTTCGTGAAACTTGCCTTCGCCTTTGAGTCTTGCAGTCTGTTCGTCCTCGTCATAGACCCAGTAGTTGTCGTGTTCAAATTCGCCTGTTGTTGTTTTGCGGACTTCGGTGATGTAGTACTGAAACATTATTATTCTCCTTTCTTATTCAAAAATTGGTACGCCGCCTGCAGGGTCAAGTAAGTAGACTTCGACTTTGTAGGTACCATTTACTGTCGATGAACCGCTATTACTGTAACGGCTACGAATGCGGATGTTACCGTCTTTATATATGGTGTCAGGATACACTCCATATCCTGTTGTGTTGTAGCCTTGTTTGTATGCGTATTCTCCTTTTGCATCAACATGCCATATTTGATATACCAAATCTGAGCTTGACGTATATGTACTCATACTGGGGTTTTTCGGATACCTGTTAATAGCCCATGCATCGACTCCGTAAAAATAACCTGCTCTCTTACCCGCAGTATCACGAATACGAACATAAACAATCTTGTCAAATGTCCACAGTTCACTATGTCCTGTTGCCCATGTATCTACAGTTTCCGTAGACGTGCTTGTCGTACTGACTTGATAACTCGTTTCCGCGACCTTAGTCCATGAGGATGCACCACCGCCTGTTGGGACGTTAACCGTAACGCTTGAATATCCGTCTGCGGAGTCATCTTCTGCGGAATATGTGCCGTTTGCGGTGATGGTCTTGGTGATGAGAGTTGCTGAACCGCCATACCCACTCCCAAGTGTATGCACTGCATCCGACAATGTTGTATCCGATGCCCCTGTGACATCATTAGCATAAGTGGTCAAGGCATTGATGCCATCTGTTAATGGAGTTGCCATATCAAATCACCCCCAATGCTGTAAGTGCGCTTGAATAATCCGCATACACATCATCAAGTCTGCTCTTATCCTGTGCGGACATTGCACCTGCTCTGGATGTTGTGGCAAGGTCGGTAAACTGCACATAGTTGGTAAGGCTTGGAGTAGTTCCGTCCATCACATCAGCCATCTTTGTGCCGTCCTTATCCGTGATAGTGATTCTGTGACCGCCTGTGATGGGGGTTATAGTTACGGTCGGGGAGATGCCGTCTACACCGTCACGACCCGATGCACCTGTGTCACCTTTATCTCCCTTTTCTCCACGTTCACCTTGGATACCCTGCTTACCAGTGTCACCCTTATCACCCTTTACGCCTTGGATACCTTGGTCACCCTTATCACCTTTCTCACCTTTGAGTGAAGCAAGCTGTTCAGGAGTAAAATCAGAGTAAACAAACGGATCGCCCTTATCACCCTTACTTCCTGTATCACCTTTTTCGCCTTTGACGCCTTTAGGGATGCCATAAATAAGCGTGACTGCACCAGTCACAGGATTGACACTTTTTTCAATAGTAGCATTAGAATCAGATTCTAATGTGGTTGCTTGCACATTCATATTTTGAATAGCTTGACTTGCGGATTGTGCGGACTCAGCATAATTCTGCGCTTCACCTACAGCAGACAGCACATTAGACTTAGCGAGTTCAACTATTTCTTTATCACTTTGTGTTTTCTCTGCATTTACTAACGCTTTATTTGCAGACGCTAATGCAGAATTTGCGGACTCTTGTGCGCCTGTAGCAAATTGTTGTGCATTATCCGCAGAGTTCTGTGCGTTTGTTGCGGAAGTTGATGCTTCATTAGCTTTAGCTGATGCAATATTCGCACTATTCAACGCTTCACTAGCTTTTTCTGTAACAGTAGTAGCAGAAGATTCTGCATTACGGGAAGCGGTTTCCGCACGCTCTGTAAATTGTTCAATATCATTTGCAATTTGTCCAGCATGTGTCTCAGATGCTTTAGCATTATCTTCACTAGCTTTTGCTTCTGTTTCAGATTGTTCAGCATTTTCGGCAGCAGTCTCTGCACGTTCCATATATTGTTGTGCTAATACTTCTGAATTAGATGCGTTAGTTGCTGATGTTTCTGCATTTATTGCTGACTGTTGAGCACGGTTTGCACTATTTTCAGCACTTTCCGCACTTGTCGATGTTTGTTCAACAGCTTCATTTAAAGTGGCAATAGCTACAGAAATAACGTCCTGCTCCACAGGCTCTAATTCAATGTCCGCACGAATAGGACGTTTTTCAACAGGAATTCTGACAATATATTTAGTACGTCCATCTTTATCTGCGGCATGTACACTGATCATTACGATAACGTCTTTACCTGATAAGAAGAACGCATCATCTATTGGTAATTCATTATCTGTCCCTATTACAACTTTTGCTTGTTTATCACCTTTATTTGAAATATCTGCGTCAAAACTTGCGGGCAGGTGAAGTCCGCTTATTTTCAACACCTGCCCATAAGCATACTGAGAGCGTGAATCAGTCGTTATTTCACGACCATGATTAAATTTAGCATAAATAATATTATCATTATTTGCCATGTTTATTCACCTCATTTAATTACCATTTATCAATTCCGTATAATACATTGATTTGTTTTTGTACTATAGGGTACCAAGAACCAAGTGCCTTTTTACGTTTTTCATCGTTTCCATAATGCTCCTTAGCCCATTCTTTGCCATCTTTAATAGCTTGTGCTGTATTAACAACCCAATTAATTTTAGCTTGTACAGCATCAGGATCATAACCTTCAAGTGCAAGTTTATTATATCTGGCAGTACCAATAGTAGCACCTTTGCCATATAATCCCATCATTACTTTTTGTACGATAGAAGGAGTTACAGTTTTATAGGCATCATATTTAGGGCTTCCGTATCCATAAGTTAAGTTATCGTGTATTTTTCTGGTTCTAATACCAACATTGCCAAGATAATTTCCCGAAAGGGCTTTAAGCGTACCTTTTTTCTCGTCTACTAAAAACACAACTTCACTGTGATAAGGGTCGTTATTTTTACCACGAATAAGAATATCGCCCACCTTAGGAATTCTGTCATGTCCTGCTTTCCAAATACCTATTGCCTTAAACTGCTTTACAAAAGTATCAGATTGTCTAGCAAGACCGCCGATAAGTCCAAGAGCACCTGCCTTAATAAAAGAAGCTGCAATTGTTTCAGAACACCATGCAGAATTACTTGATACCTTAGATTTTTTATGTTTTTCTGCATAATCGTTATATGTTTTTTTTACATTTTTTTTGGCATTAACACCTCTGAATTGATACATGATTACTAATAATTGTTTTGGAGTTAACATTATATCACCTCATTTCATATATCCTACCTTGAATTTATACAAGATGCCATCCTGCTGGGTATGCGCTTGGACTCCAAACATTATTATCAATAACGGATTCATAAACTTTTCCGTTAAAAGTTACTTTATCACCCTTCATGTACGGGTTCGTGCTGTCGGGCTGAACCCACTCCCCAATATCTGTCCCTTCTTGACCTGCAAGCACCTTTGCAAAAAGTGACGGCGCTACATCAGGCATCCAGTCAGGTTGTGAAGTATGCGCTTGCAATATTTTGTACAGCACACCGCCGTACTGAACTTTGTACCCGACTTCATACGAAGTATCCGCTTTCCACTCAGGAAACAGAAGAGGCGTTTCTACAGCGATTTCATCGTCAACGCTTTGCATTGCGCCTGAAATCACTTCTCGCAAATATTTTGCTCTGTTTATATTCATGTTTCACCCCCTGTGATGATTGCGAGGGCTTCTTCCGCAGACACTTCGTCTTCTTCGTTTGTGACATCAGATTCGGTGTATGTGCGGTTTGTTCCCTCTGGATCAATTGCTTCGCTATACAGTACGCCGTCACGCTCAATCATTTTACCTGCTGTTGAGTATGTTCTGTATAGCTTTACACCATCTCCCCGTGTTGCGTAAAATTCAGTTTTAATCATAGCTTTCCTCCTTAATCAATAGGTAACTCAGATAAGCCTTTAATTCTGTCAGCGTATGTAGACCAGTTAGTAGCTGACTTATAGCTATCTACCAGAGCATCAGGAACGTAGATAATGCAGTTATTAGCGTTACTAAATGCGTTTTTGCTACGTAAAGTGGCTACTTGCTCCGTATTGCGAAGAATGAGTTTTGTGAGTGCATAACAGCCGCTGAACGCCATTCCGGATACTAAGGTAGCAACAGGGAAATCAGCTGTTGTGAGGTTAGAACAGCCGCCGAACGCACTAGGGCCTATCGAGGTAGCAACAGGGAAATCAGCTGTTGTGAGGTTAGAACAGCCGCCGAACGCGTATTCGCCCATCGAGGTCGCTACAGGGAAATCAGCGGTTGTGAGTTTCGAACAGTTATAGAACGCATTATTACCTATCGAGGTTGCAACAGGGAAATTAACGGTTGTGAGGTTAGAACAGCCGCTGAACGCATAAGTCCTTATCAAGGTTACAACAGGGAAATCAGCGGTTGTGAGTGCTGTACAGCTAGTAAACGCATAAGTCCCTATCGAGGTTGCAACAGGGAAATTAACGGTTGTGAGGTTAGAACAGTTATTGAACGCATTATTACCTATCGAGGTTACAACAGGGAAATTAACGGTTGTGAGGTTCGAACAGTTCTGAAACGCATACTCGCCTATTGAGGTTACAACATTATCCACCATTTCTGTAATGCTTCGCTTAATAATGGAATCGGTGACGGCGTTATCGCCAAGTACATCTATTGTATTCGCCATAAATTATCACCTCCTTTACTCAGTAGGCAACTCAGACAGTCCCTTAATCCTGTCGGCATATGTTGTCCAATTTGTTGCGGCTTTATAGTCATCAACCAATTCATCAGGGACGTAAATGATGCAGTTGGTTGCTCTACTGAGCGCGTTTACATTACTTAAAGTAGCTACTTTCTCTGTATTACGGAGAATAAGTGTTGCGAGTTTGGAACAGCCGCTGAACGCACTACTCCCTATCGAGGTAGCAATAGGGAAATCAGCGGTTGTGAGTTTCGAACAGTTATCGAACGCACTACTACCTATCGAGGTTACAACAGGGAAGTTGACTGCTGTGAGTTTGGAACAGTTATAGAACGCATAAGTCCCTATCGAGGTTGCAACAGGAAAATCAGCTGTTGCGAGTTTGGAACAGCCGCTGAACGCACTATTACCTATCGAGGTAGCAACAGGGAAATCAGCTGTTGTGAGGTTAGAACAGTTCTGAAACGCACTACTACCTATCGAGGTAACTCTATCATTACTATAATCACCGCTAATAGTTCTATCAATCAACTTACGTGCAACAATACCTGTAAATCTGTATTGTGCGTAGCAGTCTGTATTACCTTCGATATTCATATTCGAAGGGCTCCAACTATTAAACTCGTAGTTCTCAGGGTCTGATGTATGTACAGGTGTCTCTGTAGGCGGTTCTGCCGTTCCACCATACAACACATCATTAACAGTCTTCATAAGTGTACTGCCATTATAGAACCGTACTATATACTTCTGCCCTTCTGCATCATATGCCGCATAAACAGTTCTGTCTGCCACAACATTAACCAACGCATTAGCGTCAGGACTGCCATTAGCAATCTTAGACCATCCGTTAGGTGTGTATGTATAGTGCGCGTCAGCTTGTCTTGCTGTAGTATTAACTTTAGTTCCATCGCCACCATCATAGACAGTTTCTGTGTCAATTACAGAAGAACCATCGTATGTCATATACGTCAGAACAGATGTAGTATGGTCAGCAGTAATCCTGAGATAAGGATAGCGCTGATTATAGCTTGCTATCTGTGCGCCTGTCAGAGACGCTGTGTGGATTGTACCTGATACCTGTGCGGTATCATAATCGTGATACATCCATTCGCCTGACGCATTTTTCTCACGGGAAACGCCACGCATCGTGTCGAGCAGGTCAAGGAACGACTCGATTTCTGCGCCGTCTGACGCTTCAAAATACAGACCCTGAATATTGACCTGAGAGTTCGCAGGAATGTCTTGTAATACTTCTAAAGGATCAATAATCTTTGAACTCATATTCGAAATCATCAATCTTGAAACATTAGAGAAATTTGGGCAAACAAACTCCGTAAGTTTATTCAGATTAATAAGTGTCAGAGTCGTAATCGTTGACGGGAGATGCAGTTTTTCTATAGAACATCCTTCGGCAAGATCGCAACCTGTAATCGAAGTGCCATCAAAGTATGCTTCTTTAAGCATTGGCGAACCTTCGAGATTAACTGTAATTGCCAAGTTCGGACAGTTGCGTACATCGATGTATTCGAGCAATGAACTATTCCTAACGTCAATAGTTTTAAGATTAGTGTTAGAATAACTCGATGAGCCATCGCCAATCTTTAACCGTTGCAATCTTGTGGCGCGACTGAAGTCAAATTCATTTCCGTAGAAAACAGATAAATCGCCAACGTCAGTAATCAAGTCAGCAGAATAAATCCATGTTTCCATTTCTGTTACGCCTGTTCCGGGCGTGTATGTGAACTGTGCAGTTTCACCTGCATTTTTCCTCTGTAATATCGGTGTCGAGCCGCCACCGAAACGAACAGAAAGATAAAGGTCTGTAGCTGCTTTAAGAGAAAGCGTGCCACCGTTAAATAAACGCATGGATATAACAGAGTTTACAGCATCGCCAGTGACATACTTGCTATCTGTATATCTGAACCTGTTTGTAATCCACCATTTTCTCTGTTCTTCTTTTGATCCTTGCAACATTGTAAGATAACGGTCTGTGCGAATAAGATTTCCGTGTTCATCCTTTGTTACAGGATTAATAAGTGGTATAAGGTGTTTATAGTATTGGTCTTCATTGTATATAGCCTCACACCACTGTCCTTGATGTTCTTGTGAGCGTTTGATGATTTCCTGTGCGCTCCACGCACCCGATGTCCTTAATTGTTTGTACATCTGTGTAAGGTCACCACGAAACGCATCACGTAAGTTGTTCCATAATACCGAGTCTTGTGCATTAAAAACGGGGGCATCAGAACCCCCGTCATCGCCACCGCTGATTATAGAAGATACAGTATCGGTATCTTCAAGGCTGTATCCAAACATAAGTACACCGGAGTTATTAGTGCCAAGTGCGGTATCCATATCGTAAGGTTGGAACGTAGCCTTTCTTTTAAGTGCCATAAATTATCCTCCCGCTACAGTAGAACCGTTAAAACCAATAAACATATTCTTAGCTCTACTATCAATCATTAAGAATTCTTCTGTAAAAAGATAATAGAAAAGTGCAGATTGGATTTCAGCGTAATTTCCAAACTCTGCACGGAATTTAGTCAGCCTGTAAGCTGGCGTATCTTTTGTGAATTCAATATCATATACTTTACTATTACCCTCTGTTCTTTCAGTTACGGTAAAACTCGTATCTGACGAATAAGGTGTAATAGTAGAAGTTGTGCCAAGTGTATATGTGACAGGATTCGGGAGTGTATCTCCCGTTGCTGTTTCTCTCCATGTCGATTTAACCCAAGACAGGAACTCGTTCAATTGAGTAATATCTCTGTAAGTATCTGACGGGAAGCGTGCCTCAAAATCGTCATAATATGTGGGATAGTTTTCCTGTTTTGTCTCGTCCCATGACTGCGATTCAAAATCGTTGTCCTGAAACTTTACATTTGCGGAGTTGTTTCTTTCCCACTCCCACGACTCAAGGGTCTTATCCTCGCCGTAGCC